AGGTTCTATATTAGTTTTTATGCAGAATCAATATCTTTAAGAATTAGGAAAGTTTAGGCCACTCACCCAAAGGTCTTGTACCTGCTTCAGTGTATGTGTATAGAGTTTCCATGGCCGCTGCATCAGCTGCACCATCGATTGCTGTTTCCATTTCATCAGATCTTGTTCTAATAGCTGCTCTGTAAGTAGCTATGTTAGATGGTATTGTAGATCCAGCATCTTCTGCTTTTCTAATTATATACCAATCACTTGGTGATAATAAACCTTTAGCTTGAGCTTTTACTTCATTTTTAAATATAGTTTTTAAACCTGCGATAATTACTTGGTTACCATCTTCATCTAAAATATTATTACCATCATTATCAACTGCATTTTTATCATCTAAGTCTTTAGCTGTAGCTGGTGCATAACTTGCAGTAACAGCGTTATTTTCAAATACCATGGACTCTGCACCATTCCAATAATATCTTGGATTTTTTAAATTAGTATTGTCATATATGACTTCGTAAACACCTTGTGCCTCTCTTTGAGCGACAGTTGTCTCAGGAGACAAACCGAATACCCCTAGATTTGAGTTTGCTCTTACGATTTGATTATTTTCTACTTTTGCGTACATATTGATCTCCTTTTATTGTATTTTTAATTTGTTGTCCATAGCTATTTATCTAGCCGTTACTGGCACCGCGGTTCCAGAATCGTTGGCTACGAATGGGTTTTCTGCAAATGCCATATAGATATAGCTGTTCCCACTACCGTTACCTAAATTATTTGTGGTTCTAAATTTAAAACCGTTACTTAAAAAATCTAAGTAAGTGCTTGCTGCGTTTGCTGCATTATTGTTAGCCACTAGTCTTTGTTGCATAACATTATCAATGTCTCTTTTATTATCAAATATATTCCATTCATCACTGCCAGAATTAAACTTTTTTACCATAATCCAAGCTGGTTTAAATCCTGTGTAAACAAATGTTCCGTCTGCGTTTCCATTTCCGCTATATTTTCCAAATTTAGAAAAACCTTTAACTTCTGCAAAACAAAAAAATACAAACGTACCACTACTTGCGTTTACATCTCCTGAACCCGCCACACTAAATACTGTGGAAGTTGGTGCAGTGTTATTCCATGTAGCACTATTACCACTTTGTTCTCCATCAGCACTGTCTAAAAAAAGAATATGTGAAGCACTAGAAAGATTACTATTAAATACTCTCCATTGAGAGCTTCCAGAGTCTCTCCTTTTTCCAATTACCATTTTTGGTGCAATTCCTATTCCATGACCTATGGTGGCTGCAGATCCTGTCCCCGTTGTAGTTACAACACTAAACCCTGATGTTGTGTTCGCACTAACAGTCGAAGTTATACTTCCATCTCCATTTGAAGCAGTCCCACCTGCGCCTCTCCAACACCAGTTTACATACTCAACACTTAAACTACTATTGTTCATCTCCCAACCAGTTACTTGAGAAACACTAAATCCGTCTGAAATAAAACCATTAAATCCAGTGGTTGATGTATCCTGTGCATCTGTAGAATTACTCTTTAAAACACTAGAATTTCCTCTAGCAGAGTCAAACCAATAATGATTAAATGTTTGATTCGTTGTTTTTTGCCAGAGCCAATCAGGTTGAAATCCAAACCCTGTTATATTTCTATTAGAGGTTCCATCTCCAGTATAAATAATAGTGTTAAAATATTCTGTTGGTTTTGTAATCGAACTATAAGCCATAATTTTTATCCATAAGTATTTAAGTTAGTTGTATTTAACGCATAATAACCTGAAGGTACAGGATATTCAAAGTTTCCAAAACCATTAGCGTCACTGTTTCCTGATGAAATTGTAAAAGCAGATTGTCCACCAAAATTCCAACCAGCAGTATATGCTCTACCATTTGAACCATCTGTTTGTAAAAAGAAATAAGTTTTTCCGCTTTCTATTGTAACATAACTAGACGGAGAACTACCACTCCAAGCATTTGAACCTGTCATCCAAGCACCATTAAACGACCAACTAATTCTGTTATTATCTAAGTCTAAAGCTATTCCTACAACACCATCATCTGAAATATTTGAGTCTCCTGCTTTATCACCTAAATCAGTTGAACCATTATAAACTGTGCCTGTTCCAATCATAAAATAATGACCAGAATCTGCAATTGCTGCTGGAACAAGATTTACATTATCATCGTAAGTGACACCAAAACCTATTCTAAATCCATCATCGTCTCCAGAGCCACCATCATAACTTATTCTTTTTGCTTCTGCGTACCATTTACCTTGTGATACTCCCATAGTTGAAATTATAGGATTTGCATTAGAGTTATTTGTTGATATTTTAAGATTACCCTCAGCAAAAGTTGGTGCATTAGATGGAGGAACTGCTACTGAGTTCATAGTTGCATAATTCACCACACATGTATCAGTTCCTTGATCCACACTAGTTAAATTATTTACAGTAAAATTATTACCTAATCCTGATTCATCTTTACCTAAATTTGAACTATCTTTAAAATTTAAATAGAATGAGTTACTCCCTGCATTAGCAATCGCACCTATTTTTTTAGGCTTCCATATTCCTGTTGTAGAATCAGTTTCACCAAAACTAGAAACACTACCAGCAACACCATCTAAATATACTACTTCAGCTAAATAAAAAGAAGATGGAGAGGCACCAGCATTTTCGGCAGCGAATGCACCTATACCAAAATTTTTTGCTACAGCTTGAAGTTGCCACTCATAATCTTGAGATGGATAAGTTGCCGTGGAAAAACTTGTTTCTTGAACACCATTTACAAATAATTTTAATCTATCGGATGATGTTGATTCGGTGGTATCTCCTATATAAACTATATTATACCAAGCTGAAGTGTCTCTAAATAATCTATTTGTTAACAAATGAACTGTAGTAGAGCCACTAGCTTTTTCAAACAATTGTAAGGCATCATCTGGTGTATCAGAAAAGTTAATGTGTCCTCTATCATTTGAGGATGACCACTTACCAATCACTGTATTATCTGCATTACCAAGAAATGATCGTTTTATCCAAGCAGAGAAAGTAAATTTTGTTTTTGTGGAACCAGCAGTAGTGTTTGGCCCACTTAAATAATCTGTGTTACCATCTTCAAATCTACATGAGTTTTCTATATTCTCAGGACCCTTTGGCCATTGATTGTTGCTAACAAAAGTTAGAACATCATTCATTCTCCATACACCGCCTGCTACTCCTTTAAATAGTCCTCCTACAGGTGTATTTGTTGGTCCGATTATTCCTCCGTTTCTTCTTGACATTATCTTGCTGTCCCCGCTGCTTTAG